TGGTTGGGTGTTCGATTGCCCAGGAGTGGAAGTTAAGGAGGTGGAATAGGTGAACAGACTTAAAGAGTTACGGAAATCACAGAAAATGACAAGAGTTGAGTTGGCCGAGAAAATTGGGGTTACAAAACTGACCATTCTTAATTGGGAACATGGCACCCATGAAATCAAAGGAAGTAACGCTAAGAAGTTAGCTGACCTCTTCGGTGTATCAATCCCATATTTGCTAGGTTACGATACCGATAACACATTTTCGGGACTAATCACTAAAATTAACCGTTGGGCAGATAGCCGTGGATTGAAGCAAGCTGACCCTAATATTCAGTGGATGCGTGTAACTGAGGAAGTCGGAGAAATTCGAGATGTACTCTTGAAACCGACGAAATTCACGGAACCGCAAGCAGCACTCAAGGACGCAATCGGAGACACGCTAGTAACGATTATCGTGCTAGCACATCAATTAGACCTCGATGTCACTGAGTGTTTAAGCATTGCTTATGAGGAAATCAAGAATAGAAAGGGGAAGATGGTAAATGGAACATTCGTCAAGAAAGAAGATTTATAACGAGCTAGCGATAGCAACGATTCTGCTCATGGTTTCACTAGCCATTAACGTGACTACTATTCTACGAGTTGTTAATAGGCCTATCGAGACCGTGGTTATCCACAAAGCAGATAATGCAGTGGAATTACACGGTAAGGTTACTGGCAAATCTATGGTCGGAAAGCTCTACACGCTCGATTGCGGAGCTTACGGCAAATTCCTTGTCAGTAAGGAGCAATACGACCAAGTGAATGTCGGGGATGATATCCCAAGTTATTTGAAAGGGAGAGGACAATGAAAAAACTAGGAATTATTTTAGGAGCGGTATTTGTAATCGTTGTATCTCCGTTCGTTGTTCAGTACGGATGGAATGAAATTATTACAACGATTGTTCCAGTTGGTAAAATTACAGTCTGGCAAGCATTAGGGATTGATGCACTGCTTTCTTTCATCTGGCCTGTGTTATCTAGCAAAAAAGAATCTGAAGAGGATTATTCATACGCTGTAAGAAGCAGCATTTCAAAAATCATTACATGTGCATTTTTGATATGGTTAGCTAGTTTATTTATTTAAGGAGGTGCAAGATGGTTCCGAAATTTAGAGCGTGGGATAAAGAGTTTAAGGAAATGGTGCAAGTTGATGCACTGGTTTTCGATGAACAATTTATCAAAGCAACTTACAAAAATGGAAATGTTGTAAAAGAAGACTTAAAAAATTACGTTCTCATGCAATCAACTGGATTGACCGACAAGAATGGCAAAGAGATATTCGAAGGGGATATTCTTAGCATTGAAACTGATGAAGAAAATGTAAAAGTAAAAATAGAGGTTTCTTGGGATAGCAAACATGCTTTGTTTGTATTTGAATCAAAAAAATACAACGAAAAGGAAGCTCTGGGTGAATTGTTTGAAGATAATTCTTATCCGTTTAAAATTATCGGCAATGTATGGGAGGATCAAGAGCTGGCAGAGGTGAATCATGAGTGTGAAATACAAATATTCCGGGTTGACACCAGAGCTGTACCAACGGTTGGTCAGTGAACATGCGGCACTTAGAAAAACATACAAAAAAGGCTCTTATAAACAGTTTTTTCAAGATGTCAGACAGTGCAGTGAAGCACAAGCTCGCATCATTTATCAAGCGTTTAATAGTGCAGTCGTTGAGCGTGCGAGGATATCGCCAGCGACTGTCGACCGCTTGGAAGGTATTATTTCTGATGAATTATTCGACGACCTTCAAGACTATCTGTCTATTAATTACACAAGAGGCAAAACCACGCGCCCAGTGTTGGATAAAGCCAACGCAGGACTGCCATGGCACTTATTTAAACGGTTCCAGAAGGAAGTGGAAGGATTACGCAAGGAACACCCAAACAACCTAAATAGCTATATTAGAGAGGTTAAGGGCTGCGACAAAAAAACAGCTAACAATACCCAAAACGCCCTCAATTGTTGTTATGCAGAAAGAGCTGCCCTAACACCGTTGAAGGCTATTCAAATGGAAGGAATGCTATCAAGAGAGCTGTTCAGCGAAATTATTGATTATGTATTTAATAACTATGAATGGAGCGAGAGATTAGACAATGAAGTTGATCGCATAACCCTAGAATATAGAACTAAAGGCAAGATAGGTCGTGATAAAGCAACGGTCAGAAAAGCCCTATATACAGCCTACGCACTAGGCGTGTAGCTAGAACGGTTTACGAGGGTTCGACTCCCTTGCTAGCTATTGTCTGTCATCACTAAAAAAAATAAATATAGATTTTTAGTGGCTTGGACACTTTAGAACACTTTTTTAACACCGTCGAGCTGACAGACCTCGACATAAAATCCAGTAAATAATAAGTTATAGAATCGAGGAATCCTTTTGTATTTTTTCAATCCTAGCCTTGCATTGCTGGTGGCATGGCTAAATCTAATGCATGGGAGGTGGTACCCTAATCCTTCTTTATTCTTGTATAAAAAAAGACCCAGACTAATGCCTAGGACTGTTCAAACGCTAATAATAATATTATACCATAAAGGAATGTAATTTATGAGAACAGTGGAACGGCTGCAAAAAATCAAGGCGCTTGATAGATACATTGACAGTCAGACAGAACAGATTAAACGCTTAGAATCTCAAGCTCTTAAAGTTACGGCTGGTGCTATGCAAGTTGACATGGTACAAGGTGGGAAACGTAAGGGCAAGGATGATGTCTATGTGGAACTTATGGCGGAACGGGAGGAAATGAAACGTTTCCTTGTCGAAGCTATTAAGCAAAAGCGAGACTTCCGCCGTCAAATAGCAGAGGTGGGGGATATAGAGGCACGCTCCCTACTCCAGATGGTGTACATAGACCAGCTAGATATCTGGCAGATATGTGACCGTATGGGCTTTAGTAAGGCAACATACTATGTGAAGGTAAGACAAGCTGAGAAGTATTTGGACTAATATATAGTGGTATATACCAATCCATACTCCACTATACTATAGTCGTGGTAATATAGTATTATCAACTTAGAAGGACACAGCAGTGTTCTTCTTTTACTTTATCTGAAAGGAGGTATGCTAATGCCGATGGTCAGACGATGTAAGGCAGAGGGGTGCCGTGCCTTAGCAGAGAGACCAGCACACTACTGTACTGCACACCACAGTATGGAAGCAGCATACACACAAGAGAGACAGAGATACTCTCGTACTAGATACAACAAGCGAGTAAGGAACAGAGATGGTGAGAGCAAGGAACGGTATGCGTTCTATCGTTCAAAGACTTGGTCTTCTATTCGTAAGATTGCATTAGAACGTGACAACTATCTATGTCAGTATTGTCTAGCGTTGGGTGTGACCACACCAGACGCACGCATAGGCGACCACGTAACACCCGTTGAAATAGCTCCAGAACTTAGGACGGAAATTTCAAACGTGGTAGCAACATGTAGAAGTTGCGATAACACCAAGCGGACACTAGAACAAGAAATCTATGGTACTGGTCAAAATAGGACGAAACAGAACACGGAGCTACGACTTTCCGTGGCAGCGTGGGCAAGCTTAATAGCCCGGAAAAAAGAGGACGTCGTTAAACCCCTCTAATAAGCCCATAGCACGATTTTATAATAAGGGTGGTATAATACCCTCGACACGATTTAAAATTGACCCCCGCCCCTTTCTCGTGCCAAGGAGAGCCGCCACAAGGTGTTTTCTTACACCGCACGCCAATTTTGAGGGTTTTTAAGCGGTGTCATAATTGAAAATAGAAAGGAGGGTGCGATGTGGTCAAGAATCCATACTTCAAACAAAATTCGGGGCGTTTACCCACGGACCCTCCGAACTACTTAGGAACGGTAGCTAGAGAGACTTGGCGTAAAATCATTCCGTTTTTAGAAGCAACAGAAAAGGTCGAACGTATCGACACGTTTCTTGTGGAAACCTACTGTACCAACTACGAGATCTACAAAAAAGCCTATGAGGATGTCAAAGAAAACGGTATCCAAACCGAAATTAAAAAACTTATCCAAGCACAAGGTAGCGGCGAGATTTTAGGTGAGCAGTCAATGGGATTTAGAAAGAACCCAGCTGTTGCGACGATGAAAGATGCCACTGAAACCCTTAATAAAATAGGTATTCAGCTAGGTTTGACACCAAAAGGACGGGCAGAATTGGCTGAAATAGCCGGAGGGCAAGCTGACAATACATCTATGAAAGATAAGATGGCAGCATTCTTTAAATAAAGGAGGTGAAACATGCAAGAGATTGATTTAACCAAGTCGAAAGATGTAATCGGTGCTTATAATAGCATCGATTTTTCTTTCGAGCGAAAAACTTATACTGACTATGGCACACAATACTGTTTCAATGTGCTAGATGGCAAGATTGTCGCTGGTTACAATATTCAATTAGCGTGTTTCCGACATCTCCGAGACTTGCAACGGCAAGGGGATGAAGATTTCCCTTATGTCTATTCGGTTGATGCGTTTAACCGTTTCTTGAAATTCCTATCATTAGTGCCGAATGTCGATGATCTAAGCCAAAAACTAGAGCCTATGGATTGGCAGTATTTCATATTTGCCCAGCTCTTTGCGTGGTTTGATTTGGACAATGTGCCAAGGTTTTCAAATATCATTATCTCTATTGCACGTTCGCAAGGGAAAACCATGATAGCTGGTATTTGCCTTAATTTCTCTTATTTGATTGAGATTATCGGACAAAGCAACCAAGATTTCCTTGTTAGCTCACTAAACTTCGACCAAACAATGAAGCTGTATACTTATGTCAAATCTATGATGGCTAGAATCATCGAGAATGAGCCGTTTAAGTCGTTAGCAGAGGAAACGCAAGTTCAATTATACTCACGAGAAATTAAATCGCTCGTAGATGCCAATACCATTCATACCATTTCATTTGAATCTGGTAAGTTTGACGGTAAACACTTTAAACTGGCAGTAGCGGACGAGGTCGGTGAGCTTAGAACGGATGAAGGTATTTCTAAAATTACATCCGGACAAGTTAATACTGAAGGCTCACGCTTTATTGAGATTTCGACTTCTTACCAAACGCCAGACGTTCCATTCCACCAAGAGCAAAAGAAACTGATTGAGATTATGGAGCGTGACTTTGACCGTTCCGGTGATGACCAGCTATGTCTAATCTGGTCGCAAGATAACTTGGAAGAAGTTTTTAAACCGGAAACGTGGTCGAAAAGCAACCCTTTGCTTAATCATCCGAAACTGAAAGACGGATTGATGAAAGGACTACTTTCCGAACGTGACAAGAAATTACTCATGGGAAAACTAGCTGACTTCCAAGTTAAAAACATGAATTGCTGGTTGTTAGCAGATAGCAACAGTTTCCTTGATTTAGACGATATTGAAAATGCAGTCGTTGATGAGTTTGATATCAAGGGAAAGCGTGTGTATGTCGGACTTGATGCGTCTATGTTTAGCGATAACACGGCTATTGGCTTTGTTTATCCGTATGTTGCTGAAGATGGTAGTCAGAAATGGCATGTCGAACAACACAGTTTTATTCCTTGGCAACAAGCGGGCTCGCTAGAAGCTAAAATGGAACAGGATGGTGTCAACTATCGAGACTTGGAAACCAGGGGCTACTGTACGATTACAAGCCACCCACAAGGGCTTATCAATCCAGAGGAAGTGTATCGCTGGTTTTGTGAGTATGTCGAAGATAACCAACTCGATGTGGTTTTCTTTGGCTACGATGCTATGGGTGTTTCTAAAATCATCAAGGCGTTAGAATCTAACACTAGCTTCCCAATGATGCCGATTAGACAACGGACTAGTGAATTGAAAGACCCTACAAAATTCCTTCAAACGCTATTCATCGAAGGCAATATCACTCGACTTGATGACGAAATCATGCGAAAAGCCTTGATAAATGCGGTAATTAAAGAGGATAACATCGGTATTCAAGTCGATAAAATGAAATCGACCTATAAAATCGACGTAGTGGATGCAATTATTGATGCGTTTTATGATGGCATGTATGCGTTCGAAGATTACGCTATCACTAACAATCCAACATGGAAGGTCGAACACATGAGCCAGGAAGCCGTTTTGAATTGGCTAAAAGACCCAAATAGTGGGCTATTAGAGGAGTATTAAGACATGATTTTAAAGTTTTTTAAGGCGATTTGGGCTATTTTTGACATTTTGATGTTCATTTTAGCTGCAATTTCGCTCAATGTCACCACTTACCACATCGGCTATGTGTGGTTTGGTATTAGTATGACCATCACATTCGTACTAGCTGGGCTAGTGAGTGAATTAGCTAGCAAGAAAGGCTAGAAAGGAGGTGATAATAATTGCCGATATTTAATTTAGCAACAGAGAGCCCACCGAGTAACCAAGGGGGCTTTTTTGATATCACTGATCCAGAGTTTTTAGCTACTTTGAATGGTAGCGAGTGGGTTTCAGCCGAAACTGCTCTTAAGAACTCAGATTTATTCTCTATTATCAGTCAACTATCCAACGACCTTGCGACTGCCAAGCTAACGACTAGCCGAAAACAATTACAAGGTATCGTGGATAACCCATCAAACAATGCTAACCGCTTTAATTTTTATCAGTCTATCTTTGCTCAAATGCTTCTTGGTGGGGAAGCCTTTGCTTATCGATGGCGTAATGACAATGGGCGTGATATGAAGTGGGAATATTTGAGACCATCTCAAGTCTCATTTAACCGCTTGGATAATCAAAACGGTCTTTACTACAACATCACTTTTGATGACCCACGCATTTCGCCGAAACAACACGTCCCACAAAGCGACATCTTACACTTCAGATTGCTGTCAGTGGACGGTGGTTTGACAAGCGTAAGCCCTTTGATGGCTCTTGGTAGAGAATTGGATATCCAAAAAGCCAGTGACAAGCTAACGCTTAACTCTCTTAAGAACGCCCTAAATGCCAATGGTATTTTGAAAATCAAAGGCGGTGGCTTGCTCGATTTCAAAACAAAGGTCTCACGTTCACGACAAGCGATGAAGCAAATGCAAGGCGGTCCGTTGGTATTGGATGATTTAGAGGACTTCACACCTCTTGAAATTAAATCCAACGTGGCCCAACTACTTAAGCAAGCGGACTGGACGACCGGACAATTTGCAAAAGTCTACGGTATCCCAGAGAACGTTGTCGGTGGACAAGGTGACCAACAATCTTCACTAGAAATGAGCTCAAACGTCTATTCTAAAGCAGTAGCACGCTACTTAAGACCGTTTCTTAGTGAATTATCTCAGAAACTTTCATGCGATGTGGATGCAGATATTTTCCCAGCGGTTGACCCGACTGGTGCTAACTATATCAGCCGTATCAATAGCATGGTCAAAAGTGGCACACTCGCACAGAATCAAGGCTTGTATATTTTGCAACAAGCCGAGATTTTACCTAAAGAGTTGCCAGAGGGTAAGAACCCTAATAGGACCACATTGAAAGGAGGTGAGATAAATGGGCAAGATTGACATTAAAGGCGATATTGTAAGCGATGATGCTGGGGCGTTCTATGAATACTTTGGTATGTCTAGTACCTATCCAAAACTGGTACAAGATGCCATCGCTAACGATGAAGACGAAGAAATCACGCTAAATATTGCGTCAAATGGTGGTGATGTGTTCGCAGCTAGCGAAATCTATACTATGCTTAAGGCTAGTGGCAAACGTATTGTGGTTAATGTGCAAGGGCTTGCGGCTAGTGCTGCGAGTGTCATTTCTATGGCTGGTGATACCGTGCGTATCAGTCCAACGGCACATATTATGATACATAAAGCGTCTACTGGTATCGTTGGTAATAGCGATGACCTAGAACATCAATCAGCGGTATTGAATAGTATTGACGAATCTATTGCTTTGGCGTACGAGATGAAAACTGGACTTAAACAGCCGGAATTGTTAGATCTCATGGCTAAAGAGACATGGCTTAACGCTAAAACTGCCGTTGATAAAGGCTTTGCGGATGAAATTATGTTCTTCGACAACGATGAAGAAGAAATCATGGTTACTAATGCAGTGCATCAACTACCAAGCAAATCAGCAATCACTAAATTTAAGAATATGATTGCTACACCTAAAACCAATTCTTTGCGTGAACAGAAATTGGCGATTTTACTTGAAAAATGAAAGGAAGATGATTGATGAAAACATCAAATGAATTGCATGACCTTTGGGTTGCTCAAGGCGACAAGGTCGAAAACTTGAATGAAAAACTTAACGTAGCTATGCTTGATGATTCAGTTACCGCTGAAGAATTGCAAGCAATCAAGAACGAACGTGATACTGCGAAAATGAAGCGTGACATGTTCAAAGAACAATACACAGAAGCGCGTGCTAGCGAAGTAGCTAACATGACTGAAGAAGAAAAGAAACCTTTGACTGAAAACGAAGAAGAAGTTAAAGCTAACTTTGTTAAAGACTTTAAAAACCTCGTTCGTGGTCGCTATCAAAACCTGCTTGATTCTAAAACAGACGGAACTGGTGCTGACGCTGGCTTGACTATCCCTCAAGATATCCGTACAGCTATCAATACATTGGTTCGTCAATACGATTCATTGCAAGAATATGTAAATGTTGAAAACGTAACTACTCTTACTGGTTCTCGTGTGTACGAGAAATGGGCTGAAATTACTGGTCTTTCTAAACTTGATGATGAAGCTGGTCAAATCGGTGCTAATGACGATCCAAAACTTTCTCTTATCCGCTACGCTATCAAACGTTATGCTGGTATCTCAACAGTAACTAACAGCTTGCTTGCTGATTCTGCTGAAAACATCCTTGCTTGGTTGTCTGGTTGGATTGCTAAGAAAGTTGTTGTTACTCGCAACAAAGCTATCTTGGAAGTTATTGCTACACTCCCAACTAAACCAACATTGGCTAAATGGGATGACATCATCGACCTTGAAGCTAAAGTTGACCCAGCAATCAAACAGACTTCATTCTTCTTAACTAACACTTCAGGATTCACTGCTCTTAAGAAAGTTAAGAACGCTATGGGTGACTACCTCATGGAACGTGATGTAAAATCACCTACTGGATACTCAATTGATGGTTTCACAGTTAAAGAAGTATCTGACCGTTGGCTTGCTAATGGTACTGGTGGAGCTATGCCACTTTACTTTGGTGACTTGAAACAAGCGGTAACATTGTTTGACCGTCAACACTTGTCACTACTTTCAACTAACATCGGTGGCGGTGCATTCGAAACTGACACTACTAAAGTACGTGTGATTGACCGTTTCGATGTTGTTAAAACGGATGAAGAAGCGTTTGTTCCAGCGTCATTCAAAGCAATCGCTGACCAAAAAGCTAATCTTACACCAGGAGCCTAATTAGGAGGTAAGTAATGAGTGTATCTAAGGAAACTATCATGCAGACTCTTAATCTGGATGAGACAGACGACACTGCACTCATTCCAGCTTACATTGAATCAGCTCAACAGTATATTATCAATGCAGTCGGTAATGACCCAAAATTTTACGACCTAGATAGCGTGGAATCTCTATTCGACACGGCTGTAATAGCTCTCACAAGCTCATATTTCACGTATAGGGTGGCTTTGACAGATACGGTGACTTATCCTATCAATCTCACTTTGAATAGCATAATCGGGCAATTAAGGGGCTTATACGCAACGTATAGCGAGGAAAGAGGTGACTAATGGCTAAAGTTAGATACTTACCCTCAGACTTTCGTTTCAAGGCTGATTTTGGCACTTACCAAAGCACACCTAATAAATTCACGGGTGTTAATGTGCCTAAATTCGTCAAACAGTTTACGTTGCACTATAAACCCCATACTCGCACACTTAATCAAGAGTATTTAGCTCAACAAAATGGCGAAACCGATACGAAAGTTATCGTCATTCGTCACAATGCCAAAGTAGTTGAAGGTCAAGTGGTCGTTTTGAATGGCACTCAGTATGATATTGTGCGAGTTAGTCCAAATGAAAACTTTGGGCTTAACCGCTACGACTTTCTGACTTTACGCAAGCGCAAGAAAGTTGGGTGACGGCTTATGGTAGGGCTTGATAAGGCGCTAGAGGGCTGGCTTGAAACAGTAGCCAGTATTGGCGATCTAACACCAGCGGAACAAGCTAAGATTACCACCGCTGGCGCAAAGGTGTTTCAAAAGGAACTGGAAGAAGTTACTAGGGAGAAACACTACTCAAATAAAAAACATTTGAAGTATGGGCACATGGCTGACGGTTTATCTGTCCAATCCACTAATGCGGATGGCAGAAAAAACGGTGTGGCAACCGTAGGCTGGAAAAATAACTACCACGCCCAAAATGCCAGACGCTTAAATGACGGTACGAAAAAATATCGTGCTGACCATTTCGTCACCAATGTGCAAAACGATAGTGCTGTTCAAAGGAAAGTGCTATTGGCAGAAAAAGAGGAATATGAAAAAATTATCCGTAGAAAAGGAGGGAAGTGATTAAGTGTTAGCAACCGTAAAACTAAAAGAGCTCATTGACGGCAAAGAATTTGGTGAAATAAGCGAAGTATATGCAAACAACTTGCCCAAAGAACTCGAAGAAAACACCGATAAGACAATCGTTTTGCTCACAGAAAGCAACCCATCTCTTGACTTAAGCGGAAACAATACCTTTTTCGGAAAAACGGATAGAGTGGAAGTGCAGATTTTCTACAAGGCTGATATTGATTTTGATATTGAAGCCTTTGAAATGGAATTGCTAAAATTCCTAAAATCTGAACACTACTCAATTACAGACATGAGAGAACGTAGTATAGACCCCGATACATTACAGATTACGGCGGTCTTTTTTGTTGCTCTCGATAAGTTAATTTAACAAAGGAGAAATTACTATATGGCAATTGTAGGTTTGAAAATGGTCCGCCTTGCATTGGTTGACCCCAAAACCCAAAAACTCATTAAAGGCAACGAAGGTCTTTCAGCAGAAGGCGTTATCGAAGTCGATTCAACTATGCTTGGTACTCGTACCGCTAACATCTCAAACTTGGAAGGTCAAGCGACTAAGATTCCAGGGAACAACTCAGTACAAGATGTTATGATTGCACCAGGTTCCCCAACAGTCGCTTTTGACTTCAATAACCTTGATTTTGAAATCAAACAAAAACTGCTTGGTTTTAAACCAGACGGCAAGGGTGGTTACGTTATGGATGGCGAAAAACCTCACACAGCGGTATTGATTGAATCTGAAACACTTGACCGCAAGCACTCAGTATTCTTTGGTTTCGCTAACGGTATCATGCAAGAATCAACTCAAAACGTTGCAACAGATACCGACACTGCCCAAACTCGCCAAGACGACAACATGACATTCAACGCCTTGTCAGCGACTGCGTTCGGCGGTGAGCCTTACAAGAAATACTATTCTGGTGCATCTAACTTCGATAAAGCTAACATGTTTAAAGAAGTCTTCGGAGGATACGTCCTTCCTGCTGCATCAAACAGTCTATAATTCGCAAGAGGTCGGGCTCGTGGCCTGACCTCTATTTTTGTTAAAAAGGAGTAAAGATAAAATGGAAATCAGAACTATTCAAATTCCAGAAATCAGTAAAAAAGCATTCAAAGTGACAACAAGCAACCGCAATGTCTTGCGTATGCACGAGTACCAACTTGCCGTGCTTAAAATCAGCGATACTGTTGAAGACGGTGACACACAAGAGCAAGCACAAGCTAGCTTCACAATTCTCAAAGAAATGCTTGGTTTTATCCGTGCTGTCCTTAATTTGGATGATGAAGCCTATGACAAATTGCTTGATTTGGACAATGAACGTACACAAGAGATTGCCGAAAAATTGGTGGGCTATATGTACGGTTTGACAGACGAACAACTTGAAAATGCCGCTGGTGACACTGACCCAAAAGAATAAAGTCTAAAGGGGAACAGATTTTTGATTTAGAAAATCGCATTGAAGATTTGAAAATCATTGCTAAGAAATCAATCCAAGGCTTTGGGTGGACATTAGATCAGTATTATGACACTGATTATTATGAGCTAATGAAAATCTTAAATGCCAAAGAGGAAGAAGATAGGATGGTTGACCCAACATCTTTGCTCTAAATATTTAAGGAAAGGAGGAAAATTATTACATGGCAAAAGTACAAGCTACCATGTCCACGGAAATCGCCTTGGATACGCTACAAGCAGCCAATTCGATTAAGCGGTTAACTCAGTTAGTCAATAGCTCTACGAACGCATGGAAGGCACAAGAAAGCCAAATGCGTAGTGCTGGTGACTATTTGGGAGCAGCACAAGCTAAGTACGATGGTTTGGGGAATGCTATCCAAAATCAACAACGTAAGATTGAGAAACTGAAACAAGAACAGTCTCAACTTAAAGGGAGTACCGCTGAAACTGCTGAGCAGTACCTTAAGTACCAACAACAGATTGACCAAGCGACAACACGTTTGGCATCGTTGGAAAATCAACAAAGGCAAGCTAAAAGCAGTCTGGACTATCATCGGTCTGGGCTTGCTGACCTGCAAAAAGAGTACAAACTTCAAAACGAAACTTCCGATGCTTACATCAAACGTTTGAAAGCGGAAGGCAAGGAAGATGAAGCTAGGCAAGAACAGCTCAAGCAATACAAGGGTTCGATTACTAATTTAAATAAGCAGTATGAGACCCAAAAAGAAATGCTTGAGCGTGTCGCTAAACAGTCTGGGAAGACTAGCGATGAATACCGCAAGCAAAAGCAACGTTTAGACGAAACAGCTACCAGTCTTGCGCACACTAGAAACGCCGCTGACAAACTTAATGATGAAATTGAGCAAAGCCAACGCTCTAGTACATTCATTGGACGCTTGAAAGAGAGCTTTAAACGCTTAGGAAGTGAAGTCAGTGAGACTGAGCATAAAACCTCGCGCTTAAAGGGTATCTTTGGGGCTACGTTTGCGGCTAACCTAATAAGTAATGGTTTCCAAAACGCATTGGGAGCTATCAAGGGTAAGTTTGACGAAATCGCACAGTCCAGCGCCGAATACGTTAAATACCAACAAACCATGAACGCCACTTGGTTAACCTTGACGGGTAATGCCGAAGAAGGTAAAAAAATGGTCGATATGACCAACCAAATGGCGCAAGCTGCGGCTAACTCAACCGAAATGGTTGACGGCATGAACCAAAAATTTTATGCCGTAACTCATAACACAGAGTTAACCAAACAGCAAACACAAGCCATTTTGACCTTGCAAGATGCGTTTGGTCAAACCGATGCAGCCGTTGAAAACTTTGCTACACAATGGGCGCAAATGATTGCCAATGGTAAGGTCCAAGGGCAAGACATGATGTCAATCATCAATGTCTTCCCAGAAATGAAAAACCAACTTAAAGAAGTAGCTGCACAAGAGCTTGGCATTGCAGACATGACCGCCGATAAATATGCAGAGCTACAAAAAGATGGTAAGATCACCGCAGAAATGGCACAAAAAGCCTTGTTCGAATTGCAAGATAAGTACAAGGACGCGACTGCTAACTTCTCGACTACCATCGGTGGTCTCGAAAGAACAATTCAATCCCGTATGCCAGCGGTAGTTGCTGCCTTCCGTGACCCAATCGATAAAATGAAAAACCCATTCTTACAACAGATTGGGGATTGGGTTGCTGATCCTAACACTGAAACCAAGTTTAAAGACTTAGGGGAACACGTTTCCAAAGGTCTGGGCACCATCATGGATGCGTTCTCTAAAGTCTTTAATCTCGGTGATGGTAAGGACAAGCTCAATGGCTTCATGGACGGTCTTAACAAGGGCGTCGATAACGTTAGTAAAACCATTGCTAACAATGCCCCTAAAATTGTAGCTTTCTTCAAAGAAACCAAAGACAGTCTGGGTGCAGTGTTTAGCATTGGTAAAGATTTTGCTGGTGGTGTCTGGGAAGTAGCCGTAGACATGATTAAAGGTATCGCTGGGGCATTTAACCTCATGACTGGTAACGGAAAGAAAGCCAAAGGGCCAGTCACTTCACTGTCCAAGGCCTTAGGTGGCATTGCCAAACATAAGACGGCTATTAAAACAGTTGGTTCTTTGTTTGCTGCTTATTTCGTAGGTTCTAAAGTTGCTCTAGGTATTACGGCAGTTGTCAAAGGGATTTATGCGTGGCGAACAGCTACGGTTGGTATGACGGCAGCTCAAAAAGCAATGAACTTAGCAATGGCTTCCAATCCCATTGGTTTAATCGTGGTTGCGGTAACAGCGGCTATCACTGCCTTGGTATTGCTCTATAAACACAACAAAAAATTCAAAGCGTTTGTTGATGGCATGTTTAGCGCTGCTAAAAAAGCCTTTGACAAGATTTTCAAAGTTACAAAAGAAATCTTTGGTAAAATCATTGATTTCTTCAAAAAGGACTGGAAACAGGTCCTTTTATTTATTGCCAATCCGATTGCTGGAGCTTTTGCTTTAATTTACAAGCACAATAAGAAATTCAAGAAATTCGTTGATGGTATCGTTAAGAGTATCAAAGACGGTTTTTCTGGTGCTGCGAAATGGCTCGGTAAGACATGGGATGGCATGAAGAAGACCTGGACGGGTGCGATGGATTCAATGACCAAGAGCACTAAGAAAGGCTTCGAGCAAACAAAGAACTACTTTACTGGTGGTGAAAAAGGTATCAAAGCTTTTACTAACACCGCTAAGAAATTGCTTGTCATATCCAATCCAGTAGTCGCTGGGTTTAAGTTGATGTACGAGCATAACAAACCATTCAAGAAGTTTGTTGATAGCACGGTTGACCATGTCAAAGATATGGCGAAGGGCGTTGCAAAACACATGACTAATCTTAAAAAAGACTGGTCTGATAAGTGGGACAACGTCAAGAAATTTGCATCTAAAACATGGGAAGGCATCAAGGGTAATGCTACGGAAGCCATGACTGCCCTTGGTAAAGATATCGACAAACACCACAAAGGTATCAATAAGAATTGGTTTGACGGTTGGGAAAACTCTAAGAAATTCCTATCTAAAAAATGGGATGAAATCGGAGCGTTAACACAAGAGAAATTCGGTGTTAACATTACCAAACTGATTACCGACGCATTGACTAATATTGCTAAATTCTTCAAAGATACGTGGGACAACGTTAAAAAAGGCTTTGGCGAAATGTGGGACGGCATGAAAAAACTTGCCGGTGATGGTATTAATGCCGTCATTGCCTTACCAAACGCTAGTATTGACGGCATCAACAAACTGATTTCTGACTTTGGTGGTAGCAAAGAAGCTATCTCTAAAATTCCGAAAGTCAAGTTTGCCGGTGGTACTGGTATGTTTAGCTCATACCGAAACCCAATCACCAAACCTACACTTGCCACACTAAACGATGGCTACGATAGTCCAGAGACAAACAACCAAGAAATGGTTATCTTGCCAAATGGACAGTCGTTTCTACCACAAGGACGAAACGTTGAGTACCTCTTGCCTGCCGGCTCGGAAGTTATCAATGCCAGTGAATTGGCAATGCTCATGGGTATTGAACGTGGAGCCTTTGCAAAAGGTACTGGTTTCTGGTCTAAAATCTGGGACACTGCTACCAACGTAGCGGGCTCAGTTTGGGATACCATGAAGAATGGTGTCGATAAATTCATGAAGATGATTGAGTTTGTGACTGATGTCGTTAAAGACCCAGTCGGATCATTGGCTAAGAAATTCAGTCCTAACGCTGATAAGTTAGCCGGCATGTTTAACCCGCTCGGTAATGCGCTTTATAAGAAACCTATCGAAGAAGCTAAAAACTGGTGGAAAGAGCTTTGGTCAATGGCCAATGCCTCAATGGATGAAGGCACAGTGGCAATGGGCGCTAAAGGTGACGATTACCGCTTCAAAGACAAAGCGAAAGACGCTGGAGCTGACCCATGGGGTTACTTCTATCGTGAGTGTGTATCATTCGTTGCAAGCCGATTGGCAAACCTCGGTGTTAATTCAAGCTTGTTTAGCTATCTCGGTAATGGTAATCAGTGGATTTCAGCTAAGGTGCCACACTTAAGCAGACCTAAACCGGGTACAGTAGCCGTCTACACTGGCGGTCCTGTTTCAAGCAACCACGTTGACTTTGTAACAGCCGTACATGGCGACACCTACGATGGTGAAGAATACAACTATGGCGGTAATGGTCAGTATCACCAATATGCCGGACGTCATATTTCAAACGCTGCTACCTTCCTTGATTTCGGTGTTCGAGACAGTGGAAGTAGTGGTGGTGATGATAGCAAGCCACTTAAGGACCGAAACAACCCGCTTCAAAGCTTAATTAAGCGCCAAGTCGGTGGCATGTTCGAATGGATTAAGAAAACCCTTGGTCCATTGTTAAGCCCAGCCGGCGGTGGTGAAGATGGTCCTCAAGGGTCTGGAGTTGAAAGATGGCGCAGTTCTGTTGTTAGAGCGTTGGAAGCTAACGGCATCGAAGCTAACAGTTTCCGTGTATCGAAGATTTTGGCAACTATCCAGCGTGAGTCTGGTGGTAACCCTAATGTTCAAAATAACTGGGATAGTAACGCAAGAGCTGGTACACCGTCAATTGGTTTGATGCAAACTATTCAACCAACATTTGACGCTTACAAGCACGCAGGACACAACAATATTCGTAACGGTTATGATAACTTGCTTGCTGCAATTAACTACATCAAACACCGCTATGGAACGACAGACGCAGCGTTTAACCGTGTAGCCGCTTATGGCTATGCTAACGGTGGTCTAGTCCACAAAAACGGTGTTTATGAACTAGCTGAAGGCGACATGCCAGAGTATGTCATCCCAACGGATATTGCCAAACGTGGTAGAGCATGGCAATTACTTACTGAAGCAGTGGCACGCTTTGCGGGAGATGCCCCACAAGGTAACCACAATGGCAATCCAGACCGTGAGCGTGTTTCTATGCTTGAAAGTAAGCTAGATATCATGATTGACTTACTTGGTCAATTGGTAACTAATGGCTCTAACCCTATCGAAGTTAGAAACATCATCGATGGTAGAAGTGTGTCAAACGGCCTAGCACCATTCATGACTAAGGCGACAAACGATTATGAGCGCAGACAAGCGCTGTTAGGAGGTAGCATTATTTGATAGGAATGTCAGTAATTTTTGACGGTAAAAACTTAACCGAATTATTTAATGAAGGGCAAGGGCGTACCGTTCCAGTAGATGTCACAAAAAACGTGGCATCTAACTTTAACAATAACTATCAAGACCAAGGGCGTAGGCGTTATGGTCAGCAATTCCTATACAGTACCTTGTCAGTTAAGCAGATTCAAGTATCGTTCACACTCGTAGGAAACTACGACTACTTTAATACCATTGCTGAAACGCTGGGCGGTTATCTCAATGTTGATAAACCAAAAACATTGATTTTTGGGGACGAACCTAACAAAGTTTGGGAAGCTATCCCGTCTGGTCAAGCGTCCTTAACGGTTGATAAGAACACTTCACCAATTACTGCCACAGTAACGGTTACGTTCGATGTTCCAAAAAGCTACGGTGAAAACAAAGCGCAAGCCTTAGTAAGTAGTGACGGTGAAACGAAATACGGAAGTATTAAGAAAGTTTCAACCGGACATTACAAAGCGACCTTGAAAAACTTTGGTACGGCTGAAACCTACCCAGATATTAAACTGAAATTCAACTCGGATAATGGCTGGGTTGGGATTGTTAAATCTTCTAGCGAAAGCTATGAGATCGGCAATCCGAATGAAGCTGACACGCAAGATGTTAAACACTCGGAAATATTGTTTGACTATCGAAAACCAGAAGATGTTAGGCGAGGTTTCGAGGTGGGTTTGAAAAACGTTGGTCGATTTAATGACGATAGCGAAAACCTAAACGGGACATTAGGGGTGATTGATGTTTTCAATCGTCCCAACATCGCCTTGACATCAAGAGGTAGCGGGCCTAGACAGAAACAAGGTAGCTCGATAACATGGGAGATCCCAGCAGATTCAAACGGTGAGAAAGGCTCACTTAATGAGTATATCTGGTGGCGTGAGGTGTTTTGGCTAGGCTTGCCTAACCAATACGGTTTCATAAAATTGTCAGTTACCGACGAAAAGGGCGAGTTTCTCTACGGTGTCGAAACCATGAAAACAGTTAATGGTCTCGATTGCGACTATAACTTCCTTGTCAGTGATGGTAAGGGTGGTTATAAAATCGTCGAAAGTAAACGCTTCTACGGTACACACCTAGACGAACACAATCCTTTCAACTCAACCCGTGGATGGTCTGACATCCTTAGAAAAGACGATGAAATTACTTTCTACTGGTGGGGCTCTTATCCTAAATTTAAGATACCAGCCTTGAAAGGTCGCAAGTCTAAAAGAATCAATGTCTTACTTGCCGGTATCCATCAAAGTCCGCTTGTAACTCACATGTATCTTGATGAAATGTACTATCGAAAAGATTTCGTTAACAAAAACGAGGATATCCCAAACCGATTCGGCAAGGGTTCTATCCTTGAAATTGACATGGCAAAAGGCAAGACATTCGTTGACAACTTGCCAGCGTCTAACGAGCTAACATACTTGTCTGAGCCTTTCAGTATCGGTACTGGTGAAACTGAAATCGACATCTATACATCTAGTTGGACAAGGACTGACCCAACGATTGAAATTACTTGGAAGGAGCGTTTTGTTTAATGCAAATTTGGATTCACGATAAGAATATGCGCAAGGTGTGTGCGTTAAATAACAACGTTCCTGGCATGTTGCCATATTCTAACAGTCAATGGCACACTTATCTTGAATACTCAACCAGTACATTTGATTTTGCGATTCCGAAAATCGTAGACGGGAAACTACATGATGATGTGAAATACATCAACGATCAGATGTACGTGTCATTCTTCTATGATAATTCCTACCACGTTTTCTATGTATCTCAACTCGTTGAAAATGACACAGCGTTTCAAGTCACTTGTAATAACACTAACTTGGAATTGGCAATGGAAAGTGCACGCCCTCTTGGTAGCAGTAATGGTGCTAAAAGTCTGGAGTGGTATCTTCAAAATCTCGACTTGCTAGGATTGGCTGGTTTGGAAATCGGCATTAACGAAGTTTCTGACAAAACAAGAACAATCACGTTTGATTCTCAACAAGGCACTAAACTTGAGCAATTACATAGCTTGATGAATCAGTTTGATGCTGAGTTTATCTTCCGAACAGAATTAAATAGAGATGGTACGTTAAAACGCTTTGTCATCGACATCTACCAACAACCAGATGAAAATCACCACGGTATTGGTAAGGTTAGAGGTGATGTCATCCTCTACTATCAAAACGGCTTGAAAGGTGTTCAAATCGCTAGTGATAAAACCCAACTATTCAATGCTGGGTATTTTGTCGGGCAAGAGGGCACCAACCTTATAGACGTTGAGTTTGAGGAAAAGAACGAATTAGGGCAAGTAGAGTTTTATTCTAAAAAAGGCAGTCCGATGGTTTATGCTCCAATATCCTTGGAAAAATATCCATCAACGTTAAGAGATAGCGACACAGACAGATGGACACGTAAGGACTTCGAAACCGAGTACAAGGATGTCAATGCACTAAAAGGCTACGCATTGCGTACCATTAAGCAATACGCTTACCCACTATTGACCTATACTGTTGATGTTCAATCTAGTTTCGTTGAAAATTACAAGGACATTAACTTAGGTGATACTGTTAAAATTATCAACAACAACTTTAGGGATGGTCTAGCCCTTGAAGCTCGTGTTTCTGAAATGGTAATCAGTTTTGATATGCCATTGAATAATTCAGTAGTATTTACCAATTTCAGAAAAATAGCTAACAACCCGTCTAGCAGTTTGCAACAACGTATTGATGAAATCGCAGCCAGAGCCTTGCCATATCGTGTTGAGATCACGACAACAAACGGAACAGCATTCAAGAATGGCGTTGGTCGTTCTACCGTTCGTCCAGTCTTGAAACAAGGTGATAAGACAGTTAACGCTACATGGCGTTTCGTGATTAACGGTGAAATCAAATATGTGGGTATGACCTACGACATGGTAGCGTCAGAGATTACCCAACCAACCGCCTTGACGGTTTCGGCGTGGGTAGACAATAAAGAAGTAGCTTCAGAAGAAGTTACTTTTTTAAATGTCTCAGACGGTAAAAACGGGGCTAAAGGCGACCCCGGACCTAAAGGCGACAAAGGTGACCGTGGTAATGACGGCTTACCCGGAAAAAACGGTGTAGGTCTAAAATCTACCACTATCACCTATGGCATGAGTGACAATGAAACCACAATGCCTACGAGCTGGACGGCAAACCCACCGATTTTGATTAAAGGTAAATACCTTTGGACTAAAACGCAATGGATGTATACAGACTTATCTAGTGAAACTGGATATCAGAAAACATACATCCCACAGAATGGTTCCAAGGGTGATGATGGTCTACCAGGTAAAGATGGTGTAGGGTTGGTTAATACCACTCTACGTTATGCGAAATCCACGGACGGTGTCAACAAACCGTCTGGCAGTGTGGTAGTAGCCTTAAATGATAAATACCAACCGTCTGGCTCGACCATTGATAACCTTATCATGACTGGTCAGCGTGTTCGATTGGAACAAGGAAAGACTTACATTCTATCCGCTGAAACTAACGGGGTTTTCACTAATCAACATAGCGAGACCACAAGTAACAATAACGCTACGATTTGGATTGTCAATCCTAGCTTCAGTACATGGGCTGTTATTTCTGATAGCAACACGGCAAATGGAACGAGGTACACGCATAACCGTCCTACCGGTGACTATGAGATTCGTGTCAACACCTATGTTACAGATAATTCAATCTGGGTTAAAAACATCGTGTTTGAAGATGGTACATGGTCGCCAGACATCCCAACGGTTAACCCCGGTGAATACCTCTGGACAAGAACGACATGGTTCTATTCGGACGGTACGAGTGAGCAAGGTTTTTCTGTTGCAAAGATGGGAGAACAAGGACCCAAGGGAGACCGTGGGAACGATGGGATACCGGGTAAGAATGGTATCGGAATTAGAAACACTAGCGTTCTATATGGTCTATCTATGGCTGAAACCTTGCCACCAACGGCATGGTATCAAAACCCACCATCACTAGTTAAGGGACAATGGTTTTGGACAAAAACGGTCTGGACCTATACTGACAACACCACTGAAACGGGATATCAAAAAACCTATGTCGCCAGAGATGGTAACGATGGTAATAATGGTATTGCCGGAAAAGATGGGGTTGGTATTCGTAGCACCACCATTACTTATGCGCAAGGCACATCGGGCACGGTAGCACCAACAAGCGGTTGGAATAGTCAAGTGCCAAACGTGCCGGCTGGGCAATTCCTTTGGACTAAGACAGTTTGGACTTACACTGATAACACGAATGAAACTGGATACTCAGTTTCTAAAATCGGTGAGCAAGGTCCAAAAGGAAATGATGGTGCCAAGGGAGACCGTGGAGACCAAGGCCCTAGAGGCTTACCGGGCGAACGTGGTCCACAAGGTTTACAAGGACCAAAAGGCGACCAAGGTATTCCTGGCGTTAAGGGTGCTGACGGTAAAACACAGTATACCCACATAGCTTATGCTGATACAGTTTCCGGTGGTGGTTTCAGTCAAACCGATACTACCAAGGCATTCATTGGCATGTATCAAGATTTCAATGCCACTGATAGCCGAAACCCACAAGACTACCGATGGTCCAAGTGGAAAGGTAGCGATGGACGAGACGGTATTCCTGGTAAGGCTGGTACAGACGGGCGAACGCCTTACGTTCACTTTGCCTACGCTGATAGTGCCGATGGTCGAACTGGTTTCAGTCTGACACAGAATGGCAATAAACGCTATTTGGGCGTATGCACCAACTTTGATAGGACAGACAGTACCAACCCGGCAGATTATACGTGGAACGATATGACCGGTAGTGTATCGGTCGGTGGTGAAAATTTAATTCTCAATTCTGCATTCCCTGAAAACACTGATAATTGGGGATTGTGGGAATATCCGCAAGCAAACGCAAACCTAGGTTTTTACACACACTCTTTTTACTACAACGGCACTAAGCCGATGTTTTATCTGAAGACATCATCGTCATTAGCGCCAGCATCTACGCTACGTTTTCCAGTCAAACGAAATACTGATTATTCGTTCAATATGCAGACATTTGGGACAGGGAACGTCAAGGGTGTTGACATTTATTTCCTTGGTCGTAAGTCGAATGAGACTAATAAAACATTCTCTAAGGTCGTTAATTTTAAATCGCACAACGGCTCGCCATCCACTGGTGGGATGGTTAAATGGCATTTAACGTTTAATTCTGGTGAGTGCGATGAAGGTTATATCCGTATCGATAACAAAGGTACAACTAACAGCAGTGAATCGTTGTTATTCTTCACCGAACTGGATTGCTATGAAGGTACGACTGACCGAGCGTGGCAAGCGTCTCCGAAAGACTTGGAAAGTCAGTTAGACGGCAAAGCTGATAGTGCATTGACACAAAGCCAGCTTAATCGATTGAACGAGATTAATTCAGTTATGAAAGCGGAATTAGAAGCTAAAGCGTCCCTCGATACGTTTAATCAATGGGTGAAGGCTTATCAAGACTTTGTTAATGCGAACAACGCCAATCGTGCACAAGCTGAAAAAAATCTTGCGGATGCAAGCGCTCGTGTAGCAAAGCTAGAGAACAATCTGAATGACATGTCAGAGCGTTGGAATTTCATTGATAGCTACATGGCATCGTCTAACGAAGGGTTAGTTATTGGTAAAACCGATAATTCTAGCTCTATGCTATTCAATCCAAATGGCAGAATTTCAATGTTCTCAGCAGGTAATGAAGTGATGTATATCTCGCAAGGTGTGATTCACATTGAGAATGGTATCTTCTCGAAAACGATTCAAATAGGTCGATTCAGAGAGGAACAAGATTACATCAACCCAGACCGTAACGTCATTAGATATGTAGGAGGTAAGTAAGATGGCAGAATATTGGTCGCAAGAAGAACGGGGCTACCGTGTTCGGATGACGATTGATCAAGTTAGTCAGAATGTCGAAGCTAATACCAGCACTATTCGTGTTCGGTTAACTTTATTTAACCGAGAAAAAACGTTCACGCATATTTGGTGTAAGTGGTATATTGATGCCTTTGGTCAATATATCGGTGATATGGGATTTGCCGATATGCCACAAAAGAACTCGGAAATCCAATTCATTGACAAAACTATCACAGTCGAACACAAGAACGGAAAGAATATTTTTGGTTCGATTGCTTACTTCCATAGTTACGGGGACGGGGCTGGACCGCAAGACTTAACCGTTGGGCCATATACCATTACTTTAGACCCGATTGCTAACGCAAGCCTCTTAACCATGCCTAGTAATGTCATACTAGGCGATAGCGTTAATTTCTCTATCACGAAAAAAGTTTCGTCAGCTAGACACACGCTTAGGTACTCATGGTACGGGCTCGAAGGTAAGCTAGCTGATAATATTGACACATCGTATAGATGGGCAATTCCAGAGAGTTTTGCTAACGACATTCCTAACAGTGCGTCGGGTTGGGGGACAATATTCCTAGATACTTACGTTGACGGAAAACTGATCAACACGCAATCGAAAACATTTACTGCTGGATTATCGCTGAATAGAGTTAAGCCATCGTTCTCTAGGATTGCATTAGCTGATGCTAATACCCTAACGAGAAATATTACTCAATCGGATAGACACTTTGTTTCCGTTTTATCGAAAATCTATGCACGATTTGAGAATGTTGAAGCGAAGTATGGTGCTACGATTACCAAGTATTTTATGGAGATTGTTGGGAATAATAACACGATTTCTGCACCTAGCGGAACTTTTCGTGAAATATCCGTTAACAAAGATACACAATTCACGTTAAGAGGATACGTTGAAGATAGTCGAGGGATTAGTTCTGACCCTTACGAAACAACTATTACTGTTTTAAATTACTTTAGTCCGACATTGAGATTTGAAGTAACTAGAAGTGGTGCAACCAATAGCACACTAACCATCAAGCGTTTTGCCAAAGTTGCACCGCTTATGGTTAACGGTGTTCAGAAAAACCCAATGAAACTAACCTTCACGACACGCAACGTTGATTCTGATACCGAAACCATCGATAATGGCGGAGCTGGTGGGAACTGGTCGCAGATTTCAGAGTTTAACGCATCAAACGCTAATCTCGGCAATTCGTACCCAGCCGATACATCCTATATCGTAGTCGGTAAACTGGAAGATAAGTTTACCAGCGTTTCGTTCCAAGTAACCGTTCCGAGTGACCGAATTGTAATGTCCTACGACAAAGAGGGTATTGGTATTAATAAATATCGTGAGCGTGGGGCGTTGGATGTTGACGGTTTGATTTATTCGAACCGAAAACAGATTCAACACCACAAACTGACAGAGCCAGACGGTGCAGCTATGGACAACAAGGTAGATAACCTAAACGATTATAAAACCACTGGGTTTTATTCGATTTTAGGGAATTACAAAAACCATCCAGCATCGGGTGAGGGTGCTTACTTGGAAGTCGTGGAAAGTTTATCTGGATATCACCAAACACTTACGACTATATCTGGTCGGATGTTTAAACGGACAGTAACCAATAATTCCAACGGCTCATGGATTGAATACACGCCTAAACCAGAGAAACCGGAAAAACCAGAACCACCAGTGATCAGAAATGAAATCACTATTGGTTACGGTGTCAAACTGGCACTTATTCGGAAAGGCAACATGGTCGTTGCCAGTCTCGTTCGTGGAGCTTACAAGGTTGAAGGCTCTTTGGAATATGCGTCACTTACCGAGAAAATTCCAGATGGTTTTAAACCGAATGTTCAAGTGCATTTAGTAGCGAACAAAAACGTTAATGCGAAACACGTAGATACATCCGTTTGGCATTTCTCGGCGGACGGTAGCATCAATATCACTAATCAATTAGGAGACACCGCTGTCTACACCGGCACAGTCACATATCTAACAGAGGATAATTAAGAAAGGAAAAATAATATCATGTCACTTAAAATTACAAAACAACGCACAATCAATGCAGAATTTAACGTCGAAGAAGAAGGAGCTACAATCCTTGTTAAGCAAACTTTCATCAGCGTAGATTCCAATGCGGTTTCTACAGTGCAAGAGAATCTTCTCAACGCTGAACTCTACGCTAAACATCGTCAAGAAATGCGTACAGACGAACGTGCTCTACGTGACTTGCGTTATAAAGTTGAAGACGAAATCTTGGCAGATACTACACAGGCGTAATGCGTTAAAAATGGGGGTTAAATAAAAATGTTAAGGAGTGTTAAATGCACAAACCAGACGGCATTTTTGGCGTGTTTGAAGTCGTCAAAGATTTCTACGAGCACGGCATAGACGACCACCTTTGGGTGTTCCTGCTCATGCTTGTTATCGTTGCTGATATTGTGTTGGGTGTTTCAAGGTCATGGGCTTTCCATGAGTTTTCCAGTCGCAGATTCCGAAAAGGATTGGTCAGTCACACGGCTATGTTGATTATCGTCATGGTGTCCTATCCGTTTATGGTTTTCATGAATCTAGGCGGTGCTATGGATGCTTTTATTTTCGCCATGCTATCAGCATACGGGGCTAGTATTCTTGCTAGCTTATCGGCTCTAGGGGTTGAAATTCCCTTCATTGACAGATTTGTCAAGAAAAATATTGATAAGGATAAATTTAATCTTACCAAGGAGGAAGAAGAAAATGATTAACTTTAAACTACGTTTACAAAATAAAGCTACTCTAGTAGCTCTTATCTCAGCAATTTTCCTTATGTTGCAACAATTCGGTCTTCACATTCCAAGCAACATTCAAGAGGGGGTAAATACCCTCGTTGTGATCTTGGTAATTCTCGGAATTGTGACCGACCCAACGACTAAGGGTGTAGCTGACAGCGAACGAGCGTTAAACTACCATGCACCTCGCGAGGACTAGTCTATGGCTAGACTCATGACTTCCATCAACCAAATCGAAGGAGGGGATGTTCTCAAATCTGGGGACACCACTTCCGTTTTTGGTTTTGAAATTCTAGGGTATGACGGGAAACGCATGGAATTATCTGGTACTGGTAAGCTAACGCTGTCCAACAACGAAACAGTGGCACTCTATCAAGATGTTACCGTTGAAAACGGGGTATTCTCATTCTCAATGGGCAACGTGGTAGCTGCTGGCACTTATTACCTTGAAATTAAACTGGATGGACATATTTTCCCATCCAACAATTTTAAGGTCAAAGTCAAGAATTCGTTGAACGCAGACAGTGCCATCCCATCGGACAAAGGCCCTAAACTAAAACTACTAGCGGATGAATTGCGAGATTCTGGGTACATTGCTGGTGGCAGTGATACCACGGAAGACCTCGTCAATGTCTACAATCTAGCTAAAATTTGAAAGGAAACAATAAATGAGTAAATTACACGATTTTGCCCAAGCCGTGGGTGCTGATATCAAAGAAATTAAGGCATCGATTGCCAGCAAGGCAACTGGTGTCAGTGAAGAACGTTTGACGCAAGCTATCACACAGGCTAAAGCCGATATCATTGGTAATGCACCGGAAGAACTTGATACACTCAAGGAAATCGCTGATAAAATCACCGCTGCTGGTGGCAATACTGACAGCGGTATCATCAGTAAAATGACCGAGCTTGGTACTCGTATTGATGCAATCGAGCAAGAAGACCTTGTGAGCGTATATAATACAGCGAAAGCGTGAGCCTATGAGTAAGTTCACAGAATTTGCTCAAGCGGTCGGGAACGATATCAAGGAAATTAAAGATAAACAATCTTCATCGTTGAGTATCAGCCAAGCGTATGGACTATTTCCAACATATAATAACTTTTTCCTACAGGTTCTAGAACAAAATAAATTTGCGGAAGATCCGCTTGTAACAAAATCGCAATTACCTACAAGTGAAATTGAAGAGTTAAAGAATAAAATCAAAGAGTTGGAGAAAACTATCTTGGAGATTAAGCAATCTATCCAAAAATAATTTAAGAAAGGAGAAACATGACTTCAAAAGCACAATTATTAAACACGCTTGATAGTCTCGTTAATCAACGTGTCACCGTTCCCACCAACCCTTACGGCGGGCAATGTGTTGCTTTAATTGAC